GTCGCTACTGAAGATGATGTTGAGAAGCTGCAATCTTATGAAGCTACAGGAGTACACGTTAACGAGGCGCATGAAATTGATCCTTCCGTACTTCGTATGCTTAAGTCTAGGTATGGTCGCTATCCCACTATGGGTGATGGCGGGCCTGTTGATCCCTTTATTCTTTGTGATTACAACTCTGTTGATACTGAGCATTGGCTCTATCGTCTAGCAGAGGAAGATAAACCAGAGAAGCATTCATTCTACGTTCAGCCTCCGGCTATGTTCTTAAATGAAGACGGAACATACAAGGTTAACCCTGACGCGGATAACGCTCAGAACCTTCGCCCTGACTATTATTTAGATATGATCGCTGGTAATGATCCTGACTGGATCAACGTGTTCATTCTGAATAACTACGGTCAGGTGCGGTCCGGCAAGCCTGTATACAAGGACTACACAGATGCTGAGCACTGTGCTACGCAGATGCTAAAGCCTTTGCACGGCGTTCCTCTTATCATCGGTGTTGACCAGGGACTTACCCCGGCGGCTGTGTTCTGTCAGTTGTCTCCTATGGGTGAACTGCTTATACTTGATGAGATCGTCACAGAGGATTGCAGTCTTCGTGAGTTTTGCGAAGAGCACATCAAGCCTATGTTGATGAACAAGTACAAGAAGTACTGGAACGACTACACAATCGTTATTGATCCGGCGGCTCTCCAGCGTAGTCAGAATGATGCTAAGGCTGGCGTTGAGATGTTTCGTGAGGCTGGGCTTACTTATAAGATAGCCCGGACGAATGCGCCTAAGGTACGGCAAGAAGCTGTAATTTATTTTTTACGGAAGCGTGGCGGCCTCATCCTCTCTCCTTCTTGTATGACTCTCCGCAAGGGATTCATATCTGATTATAAGTATGAGGAAGTCAGAGGTCATGCTGGGATGCTCTTTAAAGAGAAGCCTTGCAAGAACCATGCCTCTCACGTTCATGATGCGCTACAATATGCCGCACTGGAGCTTACGCTCCCGAAACGTAAAAGAACTTTTAACCGATCTGAAAGGCAAGTTGCCAGTGCGATCGGTGGATATTAGAGGTTATAGATGGCAAGGATGCAACTGAAGTCGGCTACTAATAATGAGACAGAAGAGCTCGTTCTCATTGAAGCTCAGGACAGCGAAGATTTTATGCGCGCTGTCGAAGGTCAGATTAAAGATGCTGAACCTTCCTCTGAGGATATTGAGAAAGATGCTCTCACCAGCCCCCTTGCGCGCATTGTCCGTGAGAGGTTTGACGAGATTCTGGCTCAACGTAACGAGCTTGAGAACACTTGGCTGAAGGATCTTAGGCAGTACCGTGGAGTTTACTCTCCTGATGTACTGGATAAGATGCATCCCAAGCGCAGTAAGGCTTTTATACGCCTGACTCGCACTAAAGTCAAGACAGTTGATAGCCGTCTCTCTGATTTTCTGTTCCCTGCTACGGGCGAGAAGAACTGGAATATTGAGCCTACGCCTATTGCTGAGTACTCTCAAGAGCAGATTATGGAGCTTTATCAGGCTCATGTGCAGCAGACAGGCCAAGAGCCTACCACTGCGCAGCTTCAGCTCCTGATAGATTCCTCCGCTAAAGAGCGCGCCAAGCGCATGGCTACTCAGATAGAGGACCAGCTTGCTGATCTTCGTTATCGTGATGTCATGAAAGAGGTTATTCATAACGGTAACTTGTATGGCACTGGCGTTCTCAAGGGTCCGATGGTTAATATCAAGCAGGAAGCTACCTATACTCAGTCCATGGAAGACGGGTCCTGGATGCTTCAGGAGTTTGATAACCTCACCCCCTTCATTGAGCCTGTATCTATATGGGATATATTCCCGGATCTGTCTGCTGTTAAGGTTGAGGACTGTAATTTTATAATCCAGCGGCACAAGATGAGCAAGCACAAGCTGTCTCGTCTGGCCGATCGTGGTGATTTTGAGGCTAACACTATTCGTGAATACCTCAAGGATCATCCTCAGGGTGATTTTGAGGAGAAGTACTTTGATACTGAGCTTCAAACTCTCGGTGGTATCTATAAATCCTCCACGGCTGGTAAGAAAGAGAGCAAGAAATATGAGGTTCTGGAGTTCTGGGGCTACATGGACGCCACAGATCTGGAACAAGCTGGCGTAGAAGTCCCCGATAACAAGCGCGGATCGGTCCAGATTGCGTGTAATATCTGGATTCTTGGCAGTCATGTCATAAAGGCTGCTCTCGCTCCTCTTGAAGGCATTAAATGGCCTTACTTTTTCTACTACTACGACAAGGATGAGACCTCCATCTTCGGTGAAGGCATCCCCGCCATCATGCGTGACGTGCAGGAGCTCATCAATGCCTCGTTCAGAGGTATGCTGGACAATGCTGCCATCTCCGCAGGCCCGCAGATTGAGGCTAACCTCGATCTCCTGCCTGAGGATGAGGACCCAACGGACGTTTACCCGTTCAAGGTGTGGCTCAGGTCTGGCTCTGGTGCGGATGCGCAAGCTCCGGCTATCAGAGTTATGCCTGTTCAGTCGCACACGTCTGAATTTCTGGCTATGAACGCTGCATTCGAGAAGTATGGTGACGAGGTCACCACTATTCCTCGTTATATGTGGGGTGATGATCCTGGATCTGGGGCTGGTCGCACAGCGTCCGGCCTGTCTATGATGATGGGTTCGGCTAATATCACCATCAAGGATCAAGTTAAGAACTTTGATGACGGTATCACGAAGCCTTTCATCACTGCTATGTACCACTGGAACATGCAGTTCGGTGAGGACGACGCTTACAAGGGTGATTACTGCATTCAGGCTAGCGGCTCTAGCTCTCTGATTGCTAAAGAAGTGTACGCGAACAGCCTTATGCAGTTTGCTAACATGACAGCCAACCCGATGTTTGCTCCGATGATTAAGCAGGACAATCTCTTGAGGAGCATTGTACAGGTTCTTGATCTTGAGGGCAAGGGTTTGGTTAAGTCCGAGCAAGAGATAGCCGCTGAGCAGCAGCAAGCCGCCCAGCAGCAGCAGGAAGTTCAGGAGTTCATGTCGAAGATTGTTGAGTCCGCCCGCGAGCACGGTGTATCCCCGAAGGATGTGCTCGATCAAGGTCAGGCTCTGTTGAGTCAACTTAACGCGAGTAAGCAGAATGTCCAACAAGCAAGTGCTCAGGGATAGTCAGCGCAAGAGCGCTCTTGAGAAGATGATTCGCAGCAATGCGCTGTCTTCTGAGAACAAGATCATCACTGAATATTTAAAACTTAGGTTCGAGGACACTATCACTAAGTGGACAGTCGGAATCGAGCAGGCAGATCCTGAAAGACTCAGGGGAGAAGCTGCCTGCTTGAAGGGACTGATCCAGATACTGTCAAATGAAACGCAGTTCTCAGTATTTAAAGGAGACAATTAATGGAAGATAACAAAATTTATGACACCGAAGAGTTCGATCAAACGGCTGCCTTCGCTGAAGCCTCTGACCATGTAATGAGCAGAGATACTTTTATAGAAGATACAGATCAAGACGAAGATTCGGAGCAAGATCGGTTAGACACCGAGGATGAAGAAACCTCGGAAGATGAAAACATTGACGAGTCAGAAGTTTCTGAAGAAGAGCAGTCCGCGCTTGATTACAAAGCGTTGTACGGTCAGGTAGCGGCACGCAACGCAGCTCTTCAAAGTAACCTGGAAGCAGTGTCGCAGCAGTTCCGCTCGTGGCAAGGTCGTGTTGAGGCTGAGAAGCGTCAGACGGCAGACACAGAAAAGGAAAAGCCGGCGGCTAAGGATGCTAAACCGGAGATCGAAATGACCCCGGAGCTCGAAGAGTTCTTTGAGCTGTATCCTGGTGTTATCCCGCAGGTACAGAAGCTGATTGACAGTCGAGTCTCGACCGAAGTTTCGGGAGTTGAGGAGCGTGTTGCTCAACTCATCGAGCAGCAGGTGAAGCCTATAGCTTCCCGTGTACAAGAGTCTGAGGTTCAGGCGCATGAAAGCGCTATTTTAGAAGCACATCCTGATATTCGTGAGCAGATTGCTAGCGGTGCCTTCAGGTCGTGGGTTGAAACTCTTCCCACTTACCAGCAAATCGGCGCACAGCAAATCTGCGAATCCGGGTCAGCATCCGAGGTTATTGACTTGTTCAGTAATTTTAAACA